CGCGAAGATCGTGGCGGCCCAGCTGGGGATCCGCCCTGGGACCGTGAAGGCTCACCTATCGAACGCACGTTCGCGTGCCGGGGTCGACACGACGGTCCAGCTCGTCGTCCTGGTCGTCACGGGGGAGCTCCGGGCGTGACCAGGGGGAGCTCCAGGGGACGCCCCTGGGGACGTGTCCGCCAGCTGGTCCTGGCCCGCGACCGTGGCATCTGCTGGATCTGCGGAAGGGCGGGCGCGGACTCCGTCGACCATCTGGTCCCGAAGGTCGTGGGGGGCAGCGATCGCCCCGACAACCTGGCCGCCGCCCATGCCAGCTGCAACGCGTCGCGGGGTACGCGCCCCGTACTCCGCTCGTCCCCGTCGCGTGATTGGTAAGCGCAGCATGACCCGTCTTATTCCAGCGGGATACGGAGGACCCGCCGACCCGTCCCGCGCGAACGCAGGGCCGAACCGACCCGCTACCGTCCCGAAGGCCCCAGCTGGGAAGCGCTCCCGGGCGACCGTCGTCCGGATCGTGCCGGACATCCCCCGCGAGCTCCTGGCGGTCCGGCCCAGGCGGGTCTCCGCGAAGGTCCCCAAGGGCGTCCAGGCTCCCATGGTCGCGGTCCCTCCCCTGGCCGCCCGCTACCTGTCCTGGGGGCCCGTCGTGGCAGAGCACGCCGCGACCCGCCTGGGGCTGCACCTGACCCCCTGGCAACGCTTCGCCCTGGACCGGGCCCTGGAGGTCGACCCCGACCGCCCTGGCGGTCCTGGGCTGCGAGCTCGCGAGCTCCTGCTGTCCATGGCCCGCCGGAACGGGAAGACGACGACGCTTCGCGGGCTCCTGGGCTGGCTCCTGGACGTGTCGCCCATCTGGGACCTGGCCGCGATCACCGCCCCGACCCGTGACCAGGCCTACTCCGCCCTGTTCGCGGAGCTCGCGGCGGACGTCGCGCACCTGGGAATGGAGGCCCAGGCTACGGGGATCCGGGCGGGGATGGGCTACCCCGACAGCCCCCGCCGCCTCTTCCTCCTGTCGGGGCGACACGAAGGGGCCCGGGGTCGGACCTTCGACCTGGTTGTCCTGGACGAGGCCCAGACGCAGGGGATCGACGGCGGGACCTGGGCCGCCCTGGAGCCGACGACCCGGACCAGGCGGGACGGGCTCCTGGTCGCGACGGGGACGGCGGGGACGGAGCGGGCGGAGCTCTTCCGGGCGCTCTACGACCGCGCCCAGCTGGCCGCCGCCGACCCCGCGTCGGACCCCCGCTTCCTGGCGCTCGTCTGGGAGGCTCTGACCGACGACGACGACGGGATACGCCAGGCCAATCCCGGGGTAGCGGACGGGCTCCTGGACCTGGACGTCCTCCGGTCGACCCGGAAGAGCCTGACCGCCGCCAGGTTCGCGGCGGAGACCCTGAACCGTTGGGGCCATTCGACGGACCTGGCCTGGGCCCCGCCCGGGGCCTGGGACTCTTGCGCGCGGCCCAGCTCGCGAGCTCCGGACGACGGGGTAGCGTACTTCGGGGTCGACGTCACCCCCAGCTGGACCCGCGGGTCCGTCGCGGTCGCGAAGCTGGACGGGGAGCTGGTCCACGTGGAGCTCGCCAGGGACTACCCGACGAGCTCCGCCGCCCAGGCGGACGCGATCCTGGCCGACGTCCGCGAGCTCCTGGGCCGCTACCGCGGGTCGCGGGTCGCCTTCGACGCGGGCTCGCCGATCGCCCCCGCCCTGCGCGACCTGGCCGACGAGCTCCCCGGGCGGGTCGAAGAGCTGGGGGGCCAGGCCTTCCGGGGCGCGTGCGGAGCGCTCCTGGGACACGTCGTCGCGGGGACGCTCCGTCACCGGGCGGACCCGATCCTGGACTCTGCCGCCCGCCTGGCCGCCAGGTCGGAGGACGCGGAGAGCTGGCGATGGATCCGCCGCCGGTCCGCTGGTCACATCGACGCCCTGGTAGCCGTCACCGCCGCCGTCTACCTGGCCGACCGCCCAGCTCCGCCGCGACCGCGGGTCCACGTCTACCGTCCGTCGGGGCGCGTGTAACAGATCCGTTGTAGGCTACGGGTCGACGGGCTCCGACGAACGGGGCCCCAGGTTCGGAGGCACGCCCCCATGATCGCCCTTGCGCTCTTCGGGCTCCTGGTTCTCGTCGCGATCGTCGCGGAGCTCGCGGCCAGGGTCACGCACCCGGTCGCGCCCGTGTCCTGGCTCCAGCCCGCGCCGGTCCGAAGCCGCGCCATCCCCAGCGACGTCCGCCAGGCGGTCTACGCCCGCGACGGGCGCGTCTGCTACTGGTGCGGGCGCTCCGTCGACGCGAGCTCCGCCAGCTGGGAGGCCCGCCCGCACCTGGACCATCTGGTCCCCTACTCCAGGGGCGGGACGAGCTCCGCCGCGAACCTGGTCGTAGCGTGCGCGCTCTGTAACGTGAGCCGCGGAGCTCGCCCGCGCCCGTCGGATGGGGCGATCGCCTACGGGCGACGGATCGCCGCCCAGGAGCGGGACGCCCTGGAGCCGGTCGCATGATGCGAGAGTGCGAGGTCTGCGGGGTCCTCTTCCAGACGCTCGCCCGCTGGAAGGGCGTGCGGACCTGTTCCACCCGCTGCCGCGTCGCGCTCTGGCGGTCGGAGCCCGCGAACCGCCAGGCGGAGCTGGACCGGGCCAGGGCCCGCCGCGAGCTCCGCCGGTCCCAGGGCCGCCCGCTCCTGGAGGTCCTGGACGCGCGTAACGGATAGAACGCCCCAGGACGCGCCAGAACGAACGCCCCGCCCGCTGACACCGGGGGCGGGGCGTTCGGGCGTCCTGGGCCGTTCTAGGGCCGTTCTAGACCCTTCGACCAATAGCCCCGCCCCAGGCCTGGGCCCTACGCTCTCCGACCATGGGACTCTGGGACTGGCTGCTGGGGACGTCGGGGTCGGACGGGACGGGGACGGAGGTGGCGCGCGAGCTCGCCCCGCCCTACCCCGACGTGCGCGCCATGGTCGCGGCCTACGTCGCGGAGCGGGCCCTGGGCGGGCCGTCGGAGCTCCCCGCCGTGGAACGGGGCGTCGCGTTCCTGGCCTCCTGCGTCGCCCAGCTGACACCCGTCACTTACCGTGACGGGGCTCCGATCGCCGCCGCTGACCAACCCCGGATCGTGACCCGCCCCGACCCCTGGACGACCCGTTACGGGTTCCTGGCCCAGACGGTCCGCGCCATGGTCGAAGACGGCGGGGCCCATTGGATGCTCTTTGACCCCGACCCGGAGACCGGGCGACCGCGGTCCGCCCGCGTGATCCCAGACGCGGAGGTCGACCTGGCCTGGGACTCCGCTCACTTCCTGGCGGAGATCCGCTGGCGGGGCCAGCTCCGCCGCCAGGGCGTGGACTGGTACTACATCCCGCTCGCCCCGCGAGCTGGCGAGCTCCGCGGGCGGTCCCCGCTCCGCGAGTGCCGGCGGGCCCTGCTGGCGATCGAAGCGGCGGAGCTCTACGCGTCAACCTGGTTCGCGGGCTCCGGGATCCCGTCGGGCGTCCTGACGTCCCCGACGGAGCTGGACGACGGGGAGGCCCAGGAGCTGCTGGCCTACTGGACGGAGGCCCATGCGGGCCCGTCCGCGACCCCCGCGGTCCTGTCCGGGGGGATCACCTACGAGAAGATCGCGTCGGACCCGGAGAGCTCCCAGCTGGTCCAGGCCCGCGAACAGGGCGTCGCGACCGTCGCCCGCCTCCTGGGGATCCCCGCCCCGCTCCTGCTGGTCTCCATCGGGGGCTCTTCGATCACCTATGCGAACGTGTCCCAGCTCCTGACGGAGGCCTACCGGACGACGATCGTCCCGCTCTACCTGGCCCCGATCGAAGCTGCCTTGTCCGACCTGGTCCCCCGGACCAGCTCCGTCCGCTTCGACCTGGGCGAGCTGGGCCGCCTGGACGTCGCGGGACGCTTCGCGATCTACCAGGCCGCCGTCGCCCTGGGCGTCCTGGACGCGGAGGCGGTCGCCCGCCTAGAAGGGGTCCAGCCCGCCGACGCGGTCCCGACGCCCTACGCACCGACCCCGACTCCCCAGACCCCGCCCGTAGCACCGGAGGTGCCCGCCCCATGACCGACCAGCTGGAGCTCTTCCGCCCGTCCCTGGACGGGGTCCTGGAGCTCCGGGACGACCAGGCCGACGCCCGGACCATTCGCCTCCGGATCGTCCCCTGGGGCGTCGTCGCCCAGACGCCCCAGGGACCGGAGGCCTTCGCCCGCGGGGCCTTCGACGGGGTAGACCCGTCGCGCGTCACGATCGAAGCTGGGGCCCATGGCGGGCCCCTGGTCGGGCGGGGCCTGACCCTGGACCAGGCGGACGATGCCGCCTACCTGGACGCCCGGATCGCCCGGACGTCCGCTGGCGACGAGCTCCTGGAGCTCGCCCGCGACGGGGTCCTCCGGGACGTGTCCGTCGTCTTCGCCCCCGTGCCGGGGGGCTCGCGACGTCGCAGGGACGGCGCGACGGAACGGACCCGCGTCGACCTTCGGCGCGTCGCGGTCCTGGAGCGTGGAGCCTACCCTGGGGCCCAGGTTGTCGAAGTACGCGAAGAGGTGGACGCAATGACCGACCAGACCCCGGACGCCCTGACCGTTGACGCGATCGCGTCCGCGGTCCGCGAGATCGTGGCGGAGGCGATCCCCGCCCCCGTCGTCCAGATCCCCGCCCCCGACGAGCCCGCCCCCGTCCTGGCCCGCGCCAGCTCGTTCGCGGACCTGTACGAGCGGGTCCTGGACGGGGACCTGGAGCTTCGCGCCGCCCTGGCCGACGAGCTCACCAGCGACGTCCCGTCCATCGTCCGCCCCGCCTGGCTGGACCGCATCGTCGGGATCGTGCCTGGCAATCGCCCCGTCGTCACCGCCTTCGGGCGGGCCCCGCTCCCCGACTCCGGGATGGAGGTCAACTGGCCGACCTTCGACCCGGACGACGACACGTCCGACGCGACCCGCGTGGGGGTCCAGGCGACCCAGAAGACCGACGTGGTCTCCGCGAAGATCGTCCTGGCCTCCGACAAGGCCTCCGTGGTCACCTACGCGGGCGGGCTGGACATCTCCTGGCAGACCCTGCGGCGGAGCTCCCCGGCGTTCCGGGAGGTCGCCCTGCGGATCCTGGCCGCCAGCTGGGCCCGCGTCACCGACAAGGCCTTCGCGGCCGCCATCGTGTCGAAGGGGACCGGCGAAGGCGAGATCGCGTCGACCATGTCCGGCGCGGACGTCCATGCCGCGCTCCTGGAGGCCTCCGCCGCCGTGGACGACGCGACGGGCTCCCCCGCGACGTTCGTCCTGGCCGCCCCCGACGCCTGGTTGGCGATCGGGAAGGCTACCGGGCTCCTGCCGCCCGCCTACGGCACGCAGAACCTCCCGGGCGTCGCCCAGGCCTCCACGCTCCGGGTCGAAGTCTCCGGGCTCCCCGTGATCCGGGCGAAGAGCCTGGCCGCGGGCTCCATCGTCGTGTCCAACGGGGACGCGGCGGACTACCTGGAGGACGGGTCCTACACCGCGACCCAGGACGTGATCTCGAAGCTGGGGACCGACGTCGTGATCTGGAGCCTGGGCGCTCCCGCCATCTACATCCCCGCCGGGATCGTGAAGCTCACGATCGCATCGGGGGCATAGGGGCAGACGCGGCAGACGCTCCCGCGCCCGCCCCGCCCGCTCCCCGTAGCGTCACCGTGACCCGCCGGAAGAGGTCGAAGTGACTGTCCCCGCGTACCTGGAGCCCAATGGGAACGCAGCGATCCCGTCCCGCCTCCGCCCGGAGGCGGGCGGGACGCTGTCCGTTGTCCTGGTCCCCAGGCCTCCGATCGGGGTTGCGACCCTGGCGAACGCGCGCCAGGATCGCGTCGCGTCGGTCGCCTGGATTGACGACGACGGGACGTCGCACCTGGAGCCCATCTGGCTCCTGGTAGAGCTCCCCGAAGGGGCCGCCGTGCCGACCCCGGACCCGGAGCTGGACGTCCTGGTCGACCGCTACTCCGGATCGTTCGTCCGGATCCGCGCCAGCTCCGCCGTCCTCGAGGACGGCGCAACCCATCCCTTCCGGATCGTCCTGGGCCCAGCTGGGCCTGGCGGGGCCGTCTTCGCGTCGACCGCGGAGCTCCGCGCCATGGGGGCGAGCTCGCCCGCCTGGTATGACGCGAACGGCACCCTGGGCAAGGTCCGCGACCAGGGCGGACGGGACGTCATGGCCCCGACGATCGCGGACGCGGTCGACCGCGGTCTCGTCGCCTTCGGACACCTGGACAAGACGACGGACCCGACCCATCCGGCCCTGGTCCTGGACCATGCGCCAGGCGAGATCCGCCGCCGCGCGACCCTGGGCGACCTGGTCTCCGTCCTGGAGCCCGCCCGCGTCCTGGCCCTACACGACGTCGGGAACGCGGAGCTGGACGTGGTCGGGGCCCAGGCCTACCAGCCCCCGACGAGCTCCAACCCCGACGACCCCTGGTCGTCCGGAGTCACCGTCGCGGAGCTCGCCCGCGCCCTGGCGGTCGCCCTGCCCGCGTCGGGCCAGGGGGCCGTCCTGGACCGCCTCCAGCTCGCGATCGCGACCGCGGAAGACGCGATCGGGACCTACACCGGTCGGAAGACCAGGCGGGCCTGGGACGACCCCGTACCAGCTGGAGCCCGGACCGCCGTCCTCCAGGTCGCGACCCGCGTGTACCGCGCGTCGGACGTCACCTTCGGGGTCCTCCAGACGGAGCTGGGGACGACCTACACGGGCCGCTGGATCACCCCGGAGGTCTCCCTGGCGCTCCTGGGCAAGCGCAAGAGCTTCGGGATCGCATGAACGATCCGCGCCCCTGGCGGGCCATCCTGGAGGCGATCCGGGCCCAGCTCCCCGACGAGCTGGGCGCGACGCTGGCTGCCGCATGGGTCGCGAATATGGCTACCCCCGCCGTCCTGGTCGTCCCGACCAGGCGGTCCGTCGTGGCTCCCTGCGACGTCCGCTGGGAGCTCGCCCTTCAGGTCGTCGTCCCGCTCCAGTCCGACGACGACGAGCCGTTACACGCCCTGCTGGAGCTGGCCCTGGCCGCGCTCCCCGCGGGAGTGAAGGCGGGGGAGACAACCTATGCCCAGGACGACCGCGCGGGGGCGTCCTACGTCGTGTCGACGACGGTCCTAACCGCGTAGCGTGACGCGAGCTCGCGTCACAGATCGGAGGCCTGAATGCCCAGCTTGTTCGGACAGCCCCATCTGACCTACACCCCGTCGGGCGGGACCGCGACGGAGGTCGACCTGTCCTGCCTGGTCCGCCCGGGGATCACCTTCGACCAGCCCCTGGACACCGTCGACGACCCGGTCCTGTGCGACCCGTCCCGCTCCCGCGTCAAGCCCGGAGCTGCGACGGTCGCCTTCACCCTGGTTGTCGGGGACGACTGGTCGACGACTGTCGAGTCCCTGCTGGGGACGTCGGGGAAGCTGGAGGCCCGGGTCCCCGACGCGGACGGGGCGGGATTCTCTGCGGACGTGTCCTGGCCGTCGGTCTACCCCGTCGCCTTCACAGAAGACGGGTTCGTAGAGGTCGAGATCACCCTGGGAGCTGGCAACCTGGCCTACGTCGCTGCGACGCCCGCCCCGTAGCCCGTGGGACGCCAGGGCCCGGTCGTCAAGATCGAAGGGGCCCGCGAGGTCTCCCGGGCCTTCCGGGAGGCTGGCGGGTCCGTTCGTGAGCTGTCCGGGGCCTACCGGGCGATCGCCCAGGAGCTGGTCCCGCCCGCCAGGCGGGAGGCCCCTAGCAGGACCGGAGCCCTGGCCCGGTCGACCCGGGGCCTGGGCCAGCGGACCCGGGCGATCCTGGCAGCTGGGAACGCCCGGACGGTCCCCTACGCCGGACCGATTCACTTCGGGAACCCGTCGACGAAGACCTACCCCGCGCACCGGGGGAAGGGG